GGTATGACTAAACCTACGTCCAGTACCAACAGCATCAGGTGCTTCACCTCTTTCTTTACCAAGTTCAATATTTGCATCATCTAAACCTTTCTTAATATGATTGAATATGCGGTTGTTAGCAACCTTCGCCATCACTCCTTCAAATGGAACTCCATTACTCTGTAGATAAGCATGAAAACCGAGAGCACCCACACCAATTGAACGCTCACGTGAAGCAGAGTACTGTGCCCTAGAAATTTCAGAGGGAGCATTATCAATGAAATACTGAAGGACATTATCAAGCATTTCTGCAACGTCCCGTAAAAAATATTCATCATTTTTCCATTCATCAAAGTACTCCAAGTTTAAAGAAGATAAACAACATACAGCAGTTCTTTCTTCATTGGTTGGTAGAATGATTTCTGAACAAAGATTGGACTGATTGATTCTTAATCCTTTATCTTTTAAGAAATCAGGCATCAAACGATTACTTGTATCAATATAGTGAATATATGGTTCACCAGTATGCATACGGAGTTCCATAATCATCTGCCATAAGTGTTTAGCAGATACTGTCTCACGAATCTCTTGTGAATGAGGATCTACTAGATTCCAATCATCACTAGCATCAGGATTAATCATACAGTTTTCAATGATTTGCATGAAATCATCTGTAATGTTAATACCATGATGGAGATTTAAGCAACGGACGTTAGGATCACCCGTTGGTTTTCTCATTTCTAGGAATGGGATTATATCAGGGTGAGAAATATCAAGATAAGCAGCATAAGACCCCCTTCTAGTACGCCCTTGTCTATAGGCGAGAGAACTTGAGTCATATATCTTGAGATGTGGCATAACGCCTGTAGATTTATCGTCAGCAGAACGAATACCAAACCCAATACCAACCCCACCACCCAACATACTAAGCCAGTTTGTTTCTGATAGGTTTTCAACTAGACCCTCCGCAGTATCTTCTATAAAGTTGAGAAAACATGATATAGGTAAACCACGTTTACTCCTACCAAAAGAAAGGATAGGGGTAGAATATGATAACCAATGCTTACTTGCATGATTATATAGACGTTGGGCATGTTCTATATTAGAACTAAACGTTTTAGAGACAAATGCTAACCTATGTTGGGGAGATTCCTCATCATCCTTCATATATGATTCTTTTAATCTCTTTAGTCCAAGTTCATCAAATAGATTGTCCCTTTCTAAGTCAATGTTGATACCAAGATATTCCATGTTGATCCTTATTATAATACTTTTGCCATGATTGATTCAATGTCTGGTGGTGTCCATCCTTCTGGTTTCTGGACTTTACCATCTTCTCGTTTTAAAACCTTTCCATCTGGACTAATTTTCTGTAGATTACTTCTAGCAACCTCATCCCAAACTTCTTGTTGTGGAATATTTAGAGTGTGTTCTAAACCTTCAATAACCCATTTGAGGTCTGCACAAGCATCAGCAATCTCAACCATATCTTTAACTAGATATGCATCAACTAGTTCTTTAAACTCTTCTGTGATTAACTCCATGTAGAGTTCTGACTGTTTACCAAGACCAGTTTCAGTTTGATCACACGCTTCCATAAAAATTTTTACATCATCAAAACTATCCATTGATAAAACTCCTAATCATTGGGAAAATTGGTTCAATTGCTTCGGCACATGCTATTGCCACTTCACGATGCTCTTTTTGAGTTTCTACACCACTCCTTATTTGTATATAGTGCATCCAAGACCGAATTGATCCCTTCATATACATTCTAGATGTGGTTAGACCTTCCGGCAGAACTACTCTTGCAACTTCTTTTGCAATACCGTTATCAATTGCCCATTTATAAGCATTTCTAGAGTAGTTTAGAACTGTACTTTGATATTGTTCCCATTCTAGTTGTAATTGTTGATCTTCAACATCAATACTATTCTGACGGTTCTTAGCATCTTGTAATCGTGCTTCTTTATGTACAAACCCAAGATCTTTAGTTGGGTCTGCATATCTCTGGCTAAACTCTTGAAATACAAAGGAACGGTGTCTTAGGATCTGTCTTGCAATATCTCTTGTGGTTTCAATTTCAAGGGTTACATCAACCATTTCTAATGGAGACCAATGCTTATGTACCATTAGATAGTTTACTAATCTTTCGGCAGTTTCGTTATTTGTTTGATTTGATGGGTTAGATACTCTAGCAACATATGCAATCTGTTCTAAAAGATTTTTACCGTCAACGGATTGTGTCCACGTTTCTAATTTTACTTTCATTTCACACCTTTTTCCAATTAATAAATTCCATCTTTGCCCTCAAGTTAACGAATGTATTCTTTTCTACTATATCTTGTATTTCACTGACAGTGAACCCACCGTCCTTTACCATATCATTAATATCTTTCTCTTCAATCATTTCTGGCCATATCACAACATTATAATGGTTTTCTATTGCTTTGTCAAGAAGTTTCACTATCTCCTTGTTTCTAGGTTCATTATCAAAGACCAGTGTTATCTTGGTCTTATCATATAGATCAGAAGCAGCGAATAGGTTAGAGTCAGCAGTTGCAATGGCATTTTCTAAGAAAAGAGAATCAATCGGTCCTTCTACAACATAAATCATTTCTTCTTCGTTGACTTTATCAAGACCAAAGAACTTCCTACTCTCATCAACCATTTTCACGGTTATATATCTCATCTTTGACTCACCCAATGCTCTTCCTTGAAGAGCTACTAGGTTCTTATCCTTATCATAGAAAGGTATCACCAACCTCTTGTCATCCTCTACAAGATTCTGTTTATCTACACCGAGGTCTTCCACAAACTTTTTAAAATCTGGGGCATAGAAGAGGTTGTGGAGCGTTTCTTCTGGTATTTGACGGTTGATACAGTACTGCTTTGCGAAATGACCATCTGGAAGTTCGGAAATGGTCTTTAGTTTCAGCCTTTTCTTGAACTTTGGTTTTTCTTTAACTTCATCAAATGTTGGTTCAACACGATCAGGATGATTATCCTTATATCTTTCTAGAGTATAGTGTTGAAGAAGAGTGGGTTCAACTTTTTCTATGAAATTATAGAAGTTTGTAGATATACCACAGTTATGGCAACGATAGAAATAATCATCACCCCTACGGAAAATGTATCCGCGACATTTGGTTTTATTTTTTTGACTGTCACCACAGATAGGACACCTAAAGTTGTATAGGTCTGGTTTTTTCTGTGTAAATGCAGTAAGTTTAGGAGAAAGTTGCAGAAGGAACTTTCTGTCAATGTATACACTCATATGACTCCATAACGAATAGAGAGGTTTACTTCAAAATTTTCTCTATTGTATCATAATCCAGGTGAGAAATCAACCATGCAATGACAATTATTCCACCAGCAATCATCCATCTCCAATTACTAAGTTTTTCAACAGCATCCTGCTCTTGTTTGAACTTTTGTGACATTTCAGCACGAAGTTCCTTGATTTCATCCATAATACGATGCTCTGTCAATTGAACTTTGTCAATAACAGTATCTATTCTTTTGTGAACTTCTTTAAGTTCTTCGTTTTTTTCGTTTTGTCTTTTTTCCATGTCGTTATATATTTGTGAAATATACCTGTCCTGATTATTCACAATTTTGTCTATGACTAAATCCATTTTTTCGCATAGTTGACAGATTGTTGATACTTGTGTTTTTAAAATACCAACATCAACTTTTAAATTTGTAACTTGATCTTGCATCAGATGTGATTCCTTCGCTGCGGGAATAAGATATATAGTTATTTATAAATACAAATTGTTGATGTTTTAAAAATTTGTATTTATAAATACAAATTGTTGATGTTTTAAAAATTTTTATAGGATAAAGAAATGAATATTGTAGTACAACAAGCGATTAGTTTATTAGCGTCATTATTATTAGGTTCTGATACATTTACACGTATTTTGGGTGTAGTAAATCGTTGGGCAGATAAAGAGATATCTAGTGCAGAGAAACGTGCTGGTGTTTTAGATGAATTTGAAATCATCGGATTAAATACTACTAAATCTCTTGCTAATCTAGGTCTAGAGCTAGCAGTTGCATATTTGCAAAATGAAGTAAAAACAGATAAGAGTGCATAACATTGAATGCAGTAGTAAGTTATATCATAGAACGACTAAAGGAACCTTCAACATGGAGAGGTCTTGTTTGGATTATTACTGCCGTTGGTTTTGCTTTAAGTGAAGATCAAAAACAAGAAATTGCAACAGCAGGTATGACTCTTGCAGGTCTTATTGGTGTATTTACTAGTGAGTATAATAAACCAACAGAAGAACAAGTCCAAGAAGTCGTTGAAGAACAAGAAGTCAAAACTGAAAAAGCACTGAATACATCAAGAGTAGCAAGAAAGGTGAAAAATGCTAAACGTAATAAAGATCCTGATAATTTCTTTAATGATTAGTGGGTGTTCTTCACCACCTAAAGAAAAGATAGTTTATATTCCTACACCAATATCAAGACCTACAATGCAACCTCTTCCAAAGATAACTGGTCAAGAGGTTGATTGTTTATCTGATGATACTAAAACGAAACTCTTAAAAAGAGATGATATTATGAAGAGTTATATTACAGATTTAGAAGTTATTATAGATTCTACTAAGAAGAACTAAAACTTACAATGAGCAATACCTGTAGTTCTCATTATAGTAAACTGAACGTTTGATATATTAGGATCTCTATAAACTTGATTGGTATCTTGGATACCTGGACGAACAGAACAATCGTGTAATGTACAAGATGATAATAAGGAACTGATGAGTAATATCACAGTTCCTTTTTTATTTTTAACCAACCGGACCTTTTCTTGACCCCATTCCCATAAGAATAGGATTCTTCTTACGTCTTGGAAGATGAACACCTGGTTCACCACCTTTGCCCCCGCTACCAGCAATTGCACCACCACCAACTACATTGGTTGGTCCGGCAGAGGCAATTGCTCCCCCACCCATTCCATCTTCTATAACAAACTGTTTAAAACTCTTCATATTTGTGCCAATATATCTGTTATGTTTTTGTCTGTTGGTATGTCTCTAGTAACTATATCACAACCATTAATACTTTCTATGGTATCTGGTAATAAATTTAAATATTCTAAGAAAGTTTTTAACACATCATAATCCCTTTCATCTATCTTATAAAACAATATTCTTGCTGTTGGTATAGCACCAAAAACATTATTCAATAAGATAATATGATTAAGTATTAATCTTTCTTTTAGGACTTTAGTTGATTTATATCTACGAAATAATCTTTTCAGATATTTTATTCGTTTTAAATCACTTTCAAATTCTGAAGTAATGCAATGGGGTGATGTATAACACTTCATTGCATATATCAGAAAGTTATCTTCAGTTAAGTTATTAAACATAATAAAAGAGGGGGAAAACCACCCCCTTCTCATTAAAGTCCAGGAACTATGCGTCCAGCACTAGTATTACCCGATGCTGTGTTGGTAGCAGAAGCATTAGCTAAACAAACCAATGTTTCTTTCAAATAACGAATTGTTCCATCACCATTCACTTTCTTTACAACACGATTCCAACCTTGATTTATATTTCCAATATTTGCAACAGCACCAGTTGCAACAGTAACATTTTGTGCTCTTGTTGCCGTAATCAAAATAGTATCTTGGTTATATGTGTTAGCAAGAGCAGTATTCCAATTAATTGCTGGAGCAAATGCTATTACATTTCCTGCTAATACATTTGCCATAACATTTGCTGATAGGGTAACAACATTACCTTGAACATTAATTACAGTATTATTAGAAGCAAAGAAATCATATGAACTGTATCCTGGTAATCCTGTATTATCAGTAAAATATGAAATAGTATTATAATAGCTGGTGTCATACACAAACATGCCATTTGCAACACCAGCATTTATTGCAGAATTAGCACCAACAAAAGTGACTTTATTAGTAGCACTAGAACCGGGAATTCCGTTTGCTGTAGTGGCAACAGTTAAAAAAATTGGTGGGTAAGTATTTGATCTTACTTGTCTTTCATACGGAAATTTAGGGATATCACTAAATCCGTCATCGTTTCCCCATAGTGGCATTTTAATTCTCCTTGAATTGGTTATATTGTATCTTATCTATTTATCTATTATTTCTTTTTGGTTTTTGGCACTGGTTCATTACCTTGTGGTTGACCGGGACGTGCTCTCATTGAAGGATCAATTTCAACATCATCTCTGTCTTGACCTGTCATAGTTTTTCCACCTGTTAATATAGCAGATGCTTTGGGTTTGTTCTCACCAATATGTGATGCATCATCAGGTTTGATAAACTTTGGTTTCTTTCCCAAAGGCTGCTTGGTATCTTTATCTTCTGCATCCCAAGCATACATATCCTCAGACATTCTTATGTTCTGATATATTTCTTTGATCCTACGGAAAGTTTCACTGACTTTTTTCTTTTTCATTTTAGTGTTTAGTGCAGGGTTGTTAGGACCATCTTCTTGACTATTTTCCATTCCAACAGTTTGAGTAGGAGCAGAAGCATCTTGATAAGTATCTTCTAATTGAAGTGATTCTTTTAGTTTAGATACAAACTCATAGTCATCCATAGTGAGAACACCTTTCTTACGAATGTTAATAAGTTTCTCTACAACTTTATGCAAATCAGCATCGGACTTAATATCTTCTCTTGCCAACTCCAACATCCTTATAAGAAGAGGAATATCAAAAGTTACAGTATCTTTTTTATCTGTTGTCTCATGAATACCACCATGTGCAGGTGTTATGATATTATGTTTATTATAACTTTTTTTCAACTGTTTCTGTCTAATCCTAGTTGGTGAAGAAACATGACTGCTTACAGAAGAACCGACATGGTGAACATCACCAGTAGATCCAACTTGTTCACGCATGGGATCATTGAATGTTGGCAATTTCCCACCATGCATATGTTGTTGAACCCATTGTTGAAAAGCACCTGTCTTAGAATGTGATACTTTCTGTTGCATACTAACATGCTTGGGGTTTAACCCTCTACGGCGAAGGAAAGCATTCAAAAAGTTAGTTTCATTGATATTTGCCTTTGCTGACCAAGGATCATTAGGGTCAGTCCCAAAGGTAGTTTTTGGTG